CGCAGCACCACCTCGCAGGTGATGTTCTCGCGCACGGTGATGGCGTCGACGTTCATCAAACCGCCGGCGCTGTCCTCGGGATACGACAACACGGTATCGAGCCGCTGCCGATCCTGCTTGTCGAGCGCGAGCAGGATCTCGGCGATGACGTCGTCCGACAGCTCCGGCAGGAGATCGGCGATGTCGTCGGTGTCGAGCGTGCGCGCCGCCGCCACCAGCGCGGCGTCATCCATCAACTTCACCAGATCGGCGCGCACCGATTCCGGCAGTTCGAGCAGGGTCTCGCCCTTGCGCTCGGTATCGACCTGCGCCCAGACGATGGGGCGGCTTTCCGGCGGGACCGATTCGAGTAGATTGGCGATATCGGCGGGATGCAGCTCGGCGAGCAACGCGCGCACGTCGTCCTCGGCGCCGGCCTCCAGGGCCGCGAGTAGCGCTTGTAAATGGTCGGGCTTTTGCTGCTGGCGCGCCTTAGCCATGACGTTCGATTCGGCGTTTGCGAACGCGGAGTGTAGAGCAGTCGCGCGGGTGCGCAAAACGTTTTTGTTTTTTGTGTTTATGGTTTCGTCGTTGCGAGGAGTGCTTATACTTTATCCTCGTCCGCACAACCTTCCCTATGTAGGTCGAGCGCCTACCGGCGCGGTCGTCGATGTAATAAATGTAAATGCGGGCGCTCCGCCCCTGCGCCCCGGGTCCCTTTCTTTGCTCGTGCAAAGAAAGGGACGAAAGAAACACGTCCCTTCGATGGCGCGAAATCTCCCTCGCATCCTCGGCGTTGGGGCCCGCGCTGTCCCGACGCCTTGCGGTGCGAGGGCGCGCCATAGGCGGGTACAACAACGGCCCACATCTCGATCCGAAGCTGGCTGTAGTCTTTCTTAACTGGATGCTGAAAAAGTCCGTCCGGGACTTTTTCAGCCACGGCACATCCCTGTGACGCTTAACAGGCTGCTGAAATGTGACCCGACACATGGTCTGTCCGGAAACGGGAAGTGACGAGATGAAGCGGGAAGACGCGATCCATCCATGAAATACAGAGGTTCCGAGAGTGATGCGCGAGAGCGGCCAATGTTCCTGGTTCGCCACATGGTTTGGCCGGAGCTGTCGCACCGCGACACATGGTTTGTCCGTCGAAGCCCGTAAGTAACTGATTCTTCAATCGGTGCCAATCGGGCGCGTCCTAGTTCACAGACCGAACCAGGACGCGCACGTCCTGGTTCGCGTGTTACAGAGACGCGTGTCCTGGTTCGACGCTTGGCATTGATCAGTAAAGAGAATCGCTCGGTGTACGTTCGTACACCTCCTCATAGAACCAGGACGCGAACCAGGACGTCTCTTGTGGATAGATTTGTGGATAAATACGGGGGCAACACCCCGTTTAAGGGGCAGGTTTCGACCCTGTTTGGAAGGTGTAAACGGCGTCGATAGCGGCCTTCACGGCGGCGTTGTAGGAGCGCCAGGCGCGGTGCACGGCGAGCTGCAGCGGCTTCGGCACCTGGTGCCAATGCAGCCTGCACATCAGCATGCCGCGCTGGATGGTGGCGGTACAGCCGATCGCGACGCATCGATGCATGGCTGATGCTACTTCAGTAGCGGCATCTGCCGCTTCGCAACTTCCCGATCGCGCACCGCGGCGATGATTTGATACAGGCGTTGGCGGGTGATGCCGTACTCACGGCATAGCTCCAGCACATTCCTGCCGTTCCACTTCTCCCAAATCTCCACGTCCCGCTCCGACAAATCGAACAGCGTGCCCTTGGGCAGGTACACGTTCTGCCCGCCCCAGTGCTCGCGCAGGAACTCGGCAACTTCGCGCCCCGCTTCGGCAGCGACCTCTCGATCGATACCGAGCGCAGCCAGCACGTTCGTCAAGTGGTCAGCGACGTCGCTGAGAAGCTCGGGATACTTCGTGCTCTTCTGCGCGTGGTTGGTCACGGCGCACCCCTGAGTTTTTCCTTGAGCACCTGGGTGTGCTGTCGCGCCACCGCGCGGCGCTCATCAGTCATCGCAGGCGCCGGCGCCGACGGATTCGTTTCAGTCTTCGCCGGCTCCTTTCCCGTTCGTGCGGCGAGCCACTGCTCGTAGCTCTTCTGGTGCTCGGGGCAAAGGTGCTTGTTCGGAGCGACCTCTTTCGCGTGCGCGGCGCAAAGATGTTTGTCGCACGTGCGGCCTTTGCTGATCTTCCAGTCACACTGAAACGCGCCGGTCTGCGTGCACCAGCGGCAGCGCTCCGCGCGCAGGCCTCGGCGGCAGATGATCGCGGCGGAGCCGTTTTCCATTTTTAGTGAATGGCAGGACATGAAGCCATCACCACGAGTGCAGCCAGCCGTGGAATGGCAGGCTGTAATTGTCGTCGAAAAACTGGGCGAGAGCTTTTGATTGGCGTCGCCGCATCGGCGATCAACTTCATTACGGCTAGGGTTGCCTCGGACTTTGGTATGGCCATGCTTTACTTCTTCTCTTGGTCTGTGGAACGAGCGCGCCGCTTCGCGTCGTACACCAGCGCGGCGATGAGCTTCTGTAGCTGTTCCGGGTTGCACCAGGTAACGCTCGCGACGCCAAACATCCGGCGCGCCATCCCATCGACGTACGCCCAGGGTCGGCCCGCATCGGCGAGCAGTGCCTCGATCTTGCCGAGCTGCGGTCCGCGCTCTTCGCTCTGCAGGTTGTGTGGGCGCCCTTGGTGCGGCCGGCCGCGTTTGCCTTTGAAGCCGCACGCTTTCAGGTGATCGAGCACCCGCGCGCGCCCGGCGGCGTCGAGGTCGCGCGCGCTGCGCACGCGCGCGCATGCCCACAACATCGCGCGGTACGACTCTTCGTCGAGCCCGAGCTCGTGCTTCGCTATGTGGATGCGCGCTAGTTCGCGCCGCCGTAAATCAGAACTACCCTTGGTTTGCATTGCCGCGCTCGCCTCGCCTTACCGCGCCGCGCCATGCCTGGCCATAGATTGCTGCGCCAGGTATCGCGCTACTGGCAGACTCATCAGGCCCCGATCGCCACCCGGGACGACCGAGCGCATCGCGCTCGGTTTCGTCTTTCGCCTTGCTTGAAAGAACCATTGCTTCGGATCGCGTTGCCTTGGATCGCGCTGCCATGCCCCGCGACGCATCGCGTTGCTTCGCGCCGCCTCGCTTAGCCGCGCACCGCTTTGCCAAGCACAGCACGGAGTTCATTTAGGCCGCCTTCGCTTCCGGTATCACTTTCCATTTGGTCACAACGAAACGGCCGAACGGACCCTTGCGCTCCGGCCGGTAGTCACCGAGCCCGACCTTCTTGCCTGCGTCGTCGACGAGGCGCCGGACGAAATCGGCGGAGAACATGTCGGCGTCCAGCTCGACGGTAAACGTCAGGCTCCACGAATCCAGTCTCGGCCGATGAGCCATCAAGCGCCCGCCAGTGCTCGGAATCACGACGCTGCGGCTGTCGACCTCGAAGTGCTTTGTGTTAAGCGGCAGCACAATCTCGTGCAGTGTGATGCCGGCCGGCACGAGGCTCGACTTGTTGGTCGTGACCTTGCTCTTACCTGCCTTGTGGAAGCGCCCGGCAGAGATGATCGCCGCGAAGACGTTCGGGCCCGGGATGTAGAGATTCCCCTTGTCGTCCGCGTACGCTTTCTTCTCTGCCTGCTGTCGCGGCGTCCCTTTGTCGCCGACAGGCCCTTTGTTCTGCTGCTGTTCGGTGAACTTGTTCATCAGCAGCGGGCTTACGCCCTGGATCGTGATTTGGATATGCATACAGCTTCTCCTTGGTTTGATTTACGAAGTGGCCCGTCTCGTGGGCCAGCCGGCGCGGTCACCGGGGGAGGGTCAAGCCTTGAGCTCGGCCGGCCCGCGCTGCGGGTGTTTTCGCCCACCGCCCGCTGAGGCGTTCGGTCGATCGAAAGCGGGCAAGTCGCCCGTTCGAACGAAGCGAGCAGCGCCGCGACCGCCCGCTTCACGATGCTTCCTTCTTTCTCGCCTCGCACACGCGCGCGCGAACACGCGTGGCCGCGGAGACCAACTCCTCGAGCGCCTTCGCCAGCGCCGCGTCGTCGCGGTCGTGCAGCGCGCGCGTGCACGCGTCGATATGGTCGACCAGCGTGTTGATCGCGTTCTTGCGCTCGGTCTCGGTCACGGCTCGAACGGGCTCACGGAAACGGTGCGGCACTTGGCGCACATGCGGTTATGCGGCCCCTCGGAGCGAAACGGCGCGCGGCATCGCAGGCACGGGCGCTTCGTCTTGTCCGCCACGACGGCGACTGCCCGCGGCAGCGACTTGTAGAGCCCGAGCTGGTACACCTTGACCTGGCACGAATTCACCGAATGCCCGACACGCACCGCGATGTACGCGAGAGAATGGTTCTGATCGCGCATCCGGCGCAGCGTGGCGATCTGCTGCGGCGTCCAGGGATTGCGATCAGGCCGCGACACGCTCGGCGTCCTCGTCTTTGAGCAGCGCATCCACCATCTTCTCGATGTCCGAATCGGCGACTTTCACCACCGCGCGGTCGCTGTCGTTCGTGATCGAGATGCCGAGGCGCTTCAGGTCCTCGACCGAGAGGTCGTATACCGCCGGTTTGTGCACGCTCTCCTGGGTGCGGATGAGCAGCTCGGCCTGTTCCTCGGGCAGCAGCTTGCGAATGCGCCGGATCACGGCCGCTTCGTCACCCAGCTCCACCGTGCCCTTCTGTTTAGTGAAACCGACCTTGATGCCGTGAAAGAGGCGCGTGCGCGGCTTCGCGAAGAGCGACGGTGTCGCCTCGACGGCGGCGGTCAACGATTGCTTCGCCTCGGCCGCCTTCTCGGCCGCGCGCTTGATGCGCGGCAGCATCTTGCGTTTGATCTCGCGGATGCTGTTCTCCAGCACCGCGACGTCGTCGCCGAGCTGCGCGTACGCGTCGGCGTAGGCGCGCGCCAGGCTTTCGATCTCGTTTAATGTCATCGAGCGATTCCTCAGGTAGGGAGTTTCAGTTGGCCGCGCAGATCGGGCAGCGAGATGCGCTTCATGGCCGCGATCTGCTGGAGCGTCGTCATCGCGCGCTCGTACAAAAAGGTGCAGGTCGCATCCAGCTCGTCCGGCGTCTGCGCGAGGTAATAGCCGCTCGCCGGATGCGCGCACACGTGATGCCCGTCGAGCCGCAGCATCACGACCGCCTCGCGCAGCTGTCGTTCGCCGCCCGGGTTTGAGCCCAGCGCGCCCGTGATCTCCGCGACGAGCTGGTCGACGCGCGCGCCGTTGCCGCGCCCGATGTGCTGCGACAGCGCCTGCAGCACGGCCGCGGTCGTGATCATCGGCTTCATAGTTCGTCGTCCTCGGCGCAGGTATAGAAGCCGGGGTTGCGCGAGCCGACGGTGGCCTTGGGCCGGCACAGCGGACACACGTCGTCGACCAAGTGGTGATCGGCGCGCCCGCAGATGTCGCAGTTGCCGATGGTCTCGGCGGCCAGGCTGTACAGCGCCGCGGCCGGCGAGTATTCGGTCGCGCGCGCGACGTCCGCCCGCAGCAAGCCATCGGCGACCAGCGCCGTCAGCTCTGCCGCGATATCCGCATGCGGCAGACCTATATCGCACGCGATGAACGAGCTCGTGCTGCCGGGGTTGGCGCGCACGCAGGCGACGATGCGTTCGCGCGCGCTCATGAGCGGTGCCCGACCAGATGGAATACGGCTTCCGACCGTCCGTGCCTATTGGGGTTGCACGAAGCCCATACCGCGCCGTCGTCGTGCATGCGTGTAAGCTCCAACCGCACGGTCTCGATCGCGAGGCCGGTACACTTGGCGATAAGCTCGGATGAGCTGCCGGGATGCTGCCGCAGGCAGTTCTCGATCAGCTCGCATGCCGTCTCGCTGTCGTTCCAGTTCCCGCGCGCGGCGCCCATCAGCCAGCTGATACCGATTCCGACCGCGACACCCATCACGCCGGCGAGATACAACGCATAAACGCAGTTCACATTGCCTCCTGTCAGCACGACGTGGTGCTGGTGTTGTTGATGTGGTCGACGCGGCGCACGCATTCGACGGGCTTGCCGTCGATGGTGGCGACGAAGCGCCAGGTGGTCTCGATCGGGCGCTGCGGCGGTACCTGATACCACTTGACGGCCAGCACGGTCGCGCCAGCGATGATCGCCAACAGCAGCCCGTGACCGAGATAGCCGATCAATATCCGATCGTTCTTCGTCATTATTTTTTGCCTCCGAGGTTCGAGTGTTTGCATCCCGCGCGGCACGCCTTCCACACCGCGACCCGCGTCGGGTTGGTGGCGGCGAAGGGTCGCGCCTGCCAGTCGAGGCACTTGCGCGCCGAGATCTCGCCGAGCACCGGGCACTCGACCGTCTTGTTCATCAGCTCGCCGCGCACGCGCTCTTCGATGCGCTGTAAATTGCCCTTGTAATTGCCCCGCAACACCTGGTGCACGGTAGTCGCCGACAGCCCTAGACGCCGCGCGCACACGGGCAGAGAGGTCCGCTTGCGCTCTTCGCGCAGCACCGCGATCCAATCCGCCTCGCGCGTCATGTCGGCCGCTCCCCGGTCGGGACGATCTCGACGCCGTCCGGGCCGAATATCTGGCGCGTGTTCTGGTCGATCACCTCGCCGTTCTTCCAGGCAATCGGCGCGAGCGGTCCCGTATCACGCACGAGCTGATATCGGTTCGGCGAATGGCCGCCCCGGCGCGCTTGAGTGATCGCGAGATATCCGGCATCGAGCAGGCGCGCGACGAAGAACTTCACGTTCGCCTTCCTGATCTCGGCGGTCATCTGCAGCTCGTCCTGGGTGAACCGGCGCAGGATGCGCATCGACTGCCAGGCGCGCGCCCGCGCGCCGGGTTTGCTCGACAGGCGCGAACCCTTCGGCCGCATTTACGCCACCCCTCGGAGCTTGGGCGCGCGCGACAGGAAGAACTGGCGGTTGCCCCAGCGCTCGCCGTCGACCTTCTTCCAGCCGTTCGCCTTGGCGAGCTGCTCGATGCGCGCGAGCCCGACCACCATCAGGCCGACGTTGCCGTCGGCCTCGCCGTGAACCTGTTTCAACAAGTCGTCCTCCACCTCCACCTCGCACACGGTCGACGTCAACGTGCGCGCGTCGTCGATATCGGCCGCGCGGAACTCGATCCACTGGCTGATGCGCCGGCGCAGCTGCGGCCGATGCACCACGCGCTTCTCGATGCCCTCCATGCCGACGAGGATCACCGGGCACCCGGAGACGTCGTGGATGTCGCGCAGCGTCTCCAGCATCTTGAGATTGCTGAAGAGGTAGTCCGCCTCGTCGACCACGAGCAGCCGGTTGGTGGGGCCGAGGTTGCCGATGATGTGGCGCACCATCTCGGAAGAGTTGTTCTTGATCGGCTCGGCGCCGAGTTCCTGCATGATCACGCCGAGCATCGCGCTCGGCGTCCACGTCGCCGCCGCGCGCACGTAAACGCCGTTCACCTGGTTCACGAGCCACGCGATGGCGGTCGTCTTGCCGTGCCCAGTGTTGCCGTGCACGAGCCCCATGCCGGGGATGCCGTGATCGCGGTTGAGCAGGTATTCGTAGGCCGAGCGAAGCCCGACGACGTTCTTCGTTATCGCCATTTGTTTACGCATTACAGCTACCTCCTACTTCGTGGTTGTCAGCCGGCGGCTGCCGGACCGTGTTGTGCGCCGAAGCGCATGGACAGCATCTCGTCCAGGTCTCTGGCCGAGCGCGGGTTCTCTTTGCGGAAGCGAGCCAGGTACTCCTGCTCTTCCGCCGTGAGCGGCCGTTCCATCGCCTGCGACGACAGCCAATAGGCGCGCTCGAACGGGGTGTTGAAGATCGGTTGCACGGGCCGTTGCACCTCCGCCTCAATGCGGGCGCGCGCGGCGGCGAACTCGTCGGGGGGGATCAGGTCGGCCGTCGTGCGCACCGGCGCGCGCAGCGCGGCGGCGGCCTCGGCCGCGGCCGATAGCCCCGCGCTCTCGTGCGCGCCGTCCGGCTTCGGGAAGATCGCGAGCTTGCCGGACGCGAGCGCACGGTCGCGCAGGATGTCGTCGACGATGTCGTCGGTCTTGACCGCGCGCGCCACCGCCTTGAGCGCGCGCCGCTCTTCCTGCACGCGCCGTTTCTGCGTCTCGCGCGCGCGGATCGCAACCTCGCGCCGGTCGATGCCCGTGCGTTCCGGGCACTCGGCGATACACAGGAATTGCAGATCGGGACCGCCGAAGACGTACACGCGCCCGAGGTCTTGCTCGATCGCGTCATAGCGCACCTGCACCTGCTGCCCGACGAACGCCTCCAGCTCGGGCGCGATGAACCAGGCGTCGTCGATCTTGACGCCCTTCTTCTGCACGATGCGCACGCCGTGGTTGTCGGGCGCCTCCGCGAGCAAGATGTCGAGCGCGCGCTCGTCGGTGATGCGCGCCACCGGCTCGCGCCAGGCGCTCACCATCTCAAACGGCGACTTGCCGTCCAGGCCGTCGTGCGCGCGATGCGCGTAGATGTCGTCACACCAGCGATCGCAGAACGACTGAAACTCGGCCGACGACATGCGTACCTCGACCGACTCGCCGCGCTTCATCAGGCGATCGGCGAACGACCGGCGTGCCTCGATGCTCTTGCGCTCGGCCACGTTGTGGCCGATGAAGCCGTCGAGCAGCTCGACGAGGTCGTGCGAGAAGGTGCGGAAGAAGGACTCGATGTGCGGCTTGTGCCACGGCTGAAACGGCGGGCACAGCGTGTGTTTGACGTCGAGCGCCTTGAACACGCGGGTCACGTGATGGCTCGTGTAGTCGGAGCCGTTGTCGGTCTTCACCTCTTCTGGCACGCCCCAGTCGAGCAGCGCGCGGCGCGTGAGCGCCGCGATGGCCGTCGCGCGCGACGTCTTCGCCACGAACAACTTCGCGCGCCGGCTCCGTACATCGATGTCACCGAGCACCGTATGGCGTCCGTCGGTCAGCATCACGTCGGCCGGTGTCGAGTCCAGCTCCCACCGTTGATTCAATCGCACCACGCCGTCGGATTGCGATCCGAAGGCGGTCATGTACTGGTTCTTCCACGCGTCCGGATTTGCGATGGCGGTGAAGGTCTGTGCGTTCGCGCGCTTCCATTCCACCATCCACCGCTCGATGGACCGGAGCGATGGCAGATCGGCCTCGGCAAAGCGGGCGTGCAGCGCCTGCATGACGTGCGAGGCGCGCGCATGCGGCTTCGCGACCAGCAGCCCGACGATCAGATCGCGCACCGCCGGCTGCGTGTCGATCTTGCCCGCGCCCTTGCGGTTGCCGTAGCCGCCGGCGAGGCGCGTCAGCCCGTCGCGCTTCATGTCGTTGCGCCAGCGGCGCAACGTGCGCGCCGAGACTTCGCGGATCAGTTCGTGCACCGACTCGTCGAGCGCACCGCCGCCGGCCGTGTACTGCTCGGCGAATTGTTCCTCGGCCTTGTCGATCGGGAGGTTGCCCGCCTGGTGGTAGCGTTCAAGCGCGCTCAGGATCGCGAGCTTGGCGTCGATGCGGCGCTGGGCGGTTTCATTCAGCGAGGCGGACTTCTTGAGGGATTCGAGGCGACGCGCGCGCGCCGCCTCGGTTTCGATTCTTTCCTTCAGCTCGAGCTTCGCGCCCTCGATCGCGCCGGCCTTCGCCGCGGGCGACTGCTCGATCAACGTCGTCTCGCGCTGGCCTTTGAGGTGCGCTTGCGTCTCGGCCGGTAACGACGAAATGTGAAATTCGAACCCACCGCCCCGCCCGGCGCGCCGCTGTCGCAACCATGCCTCACGTATCGCGCGCCGTTCGATGCCGCGGTCGCTGCCAGGAAGACCAGGAAGACCTGCCAACTCCGAAGCGCTAAACCATTCGGCCATGCTCCGGCCCTCCCGAATTGGTTTTGTTGTTCAGCCACTCTTCGCCGGCGTCGAGCGCGTCGGCGTAACCCTCGTCGCCCTCGAACGCCCCGCCGCCCATCTCAACGCCGTCCTCGATCAACACCAGACGCCAGCCGCCGAAGACGCGAGGGAGGATTTCGTATTCGCGGGAGACGGCGCTCATTGGTTCCACTTGATCTCGCCGACGCCGGCGGCCTTGGCGACGCGGCGGGCAACCGCCCGGCCTTTAGGTCCGCGCCATCCGCCCAATAACGCGATCGTCGCGTTCCCGCGGTTAATCCGCCGGGCCTCGCACCATGCATTCATCGTCGTTCCCTGCCGGATGAACCCGATGCGCACGGCCTTTACTAGGTCCGGGCCGGGTTCGAAGGTCTTGATGTCTTCGGGAGGCACGTTTGCATCGCGACCGCGTCTCGCGAGCCATGCGGATTCTCGGCGCATAAGCTCCACCAGACCGTGCTCCTCTAGGTGGTTGAGCTCGCGGCGTAGTTCGGCCTGCGTCACTTCCAGCGGAACATCGCCGAGCGACGTCAAAATGAATTGCTCGTCTAGGTCAACAGGACGTGCGGCATCGAGCAGAGAGAGTATTAGCTCACGGAGCGATTCGCGCTTCGCAAGGTCAAGGTCAATGTCTGCTGCGACCGGCGCGAGCCGATCGGCGAGGTGACGTAGAACCGAGGCAACGCGCTCCCACAACGTCATGCCTGTCCACCATAACGCTCCGGCCAAAGCTCCCGGGCCTTGAGGCCCAGGGTTTTAGCTATGGCCTTTTCGATCCGTCGCGACCGCTTACGGCGGATCACAGCGCTGACCGCGCTGGGGTCCACATCCAGCGACCGGGCGATTTGCGACAGCGAAGACCGCCTTTTTCGCAGCTCAGCCTTTATGTCCTCGGGGTGCACGGTTTGGTACCCTTGCCCACAACGGGTTCAAAAGATGACCTACATGATAGGTGCTGTTTTAGCACCGGTCAAGCTTCGGGTATGATTTCTACACTTCTAAAACAACTACTGAGGGAGCGCGGCCTTAGCCAGCGCGAATTGGCCGATGTAATGGGGGTCGATCTCTCGCGCGTTAAGAACCTGTGTGCCGGCCGGTTAAAAAAACTCACTCGCGAAGAGGGAGAGGCGCTAATCCGAAAGCTGCATGTTAGGGCCCACTGGTTGGCCACCGGAGAAGGGCCAATGTTTCAATCGGAACCCGAGCGCTCATTCGCGAGCCGGATCGACGCGCTTGGGTCTTCGGCCAAAATTGCATCGAAGTTCGGGCTGTCCGAAACAGAGGCGAGACTGATAACAGAGCTTCTCTACTACACCGAGACCGGAGATGCTGAACGTTTGCGGCAGACTTTATCCAGATTTTTCGATCTGTCCCCAAAGGAATCGGCGTTGCTGAATTACTATCGAAGCTCGTCAGAGGAGGGGCGCGACGCGCTGATCAAGATGGGCGCTGTGGTTGCGCAACCGAAAAAGAAAGTAAACAAAAAAACGCAGAGGTCATCATGAAGAAACTGGTTGTCGTGACGCTACTACTGTCGCCCCCTGTTTTTGGAAACCAGTGGAACGTTATCGCGTACGAATGCGAGCAGCTCGCGATTAAGAAAGAGCCGGCGAAATGTAAAATCGAACCCGGTGTATCCGGTCCCAACCTAACCGTCACTATCCTGGCCACACAGGCAGACCCGAAGGAGACCCGCAAGCGGGCCATTTACGTCGCCGAGAGCGCGATCTATAGATTCACGTCGCTCGGGGGAAAGTGGATCACTGAGCAGGCGCAGCGGAAAGAAGGAACGAAGATAGAACGATCTTGCGCGCGGGTTAAAGGTTCGCGGCACCGAGTCGCTTGTCACGATTGGGTGAAGCGCGATTGGCAATAATCTCATTTTGCATTTAGTAAAGGGAACCTCTAAAAATTCCCCCATTCTAATGCGCCAACAACAAACCACGAGCCTCGACAATGCTTCAATCCGGTTTCTTTGATCTTGAGAATCGCTT